CTTCGATACCTACGAGGGAACCAGCACCGATAACTCCTAGTGCTTCTGCTGCAATGACTGCGAAAATACGCATCATTACGTTCTTAAATGTGGCCATTATTCGTCCTTTAGGTTGCGGATGTTAAGAGTGATAGACCAGACAACAAGGGTGGCAATGATTGCGTAACCCACGATTGTCTTGGCTGAACCCTCTAGTACTACCCAAGCCACAAACATTCCTAAGAGTGTCCATAGTTGGTTAGCAATATCTGATATGAACTTCTTCATATATTTCTCCTGTACGCGGCTAGTGCAGCAGATGCTGCTGCTTGAGTGGCTATGTTTCCTGCAATAACTGCAGCGATGATTACCTTCTCTGATTGCTCGCGTACCTCAGGGGACATATCTGCACCGATATTTCCCAAGGCCATCAAGACTTGTCCAGGGTCGGTGAATAACTCTGCTAATAATTCTGCTGGGTTCTCCAGCAAAGTAAGTGCTATAACTACCTCTGCCGTAAGAACCACACCGTTCTCCAGTTCCACTGGAGTATCAGGTGGCAACACGCTAAGGTCTGTATCTTCAGTGAGTTGTACCACTTCTGGTACAATAGGCTCAGGTGTAGAGATGGGAGTTTCAGGTTGAATAAGTTCTGGCGTTGGCTCAGGTTCAGTTGGTATGACCTCAGGCTCAAGTGGCTCTGGTTCCTCAATGACCTCAGGCTCCGTAGGAGTTTCAGTGACGGGTTCTTCATCTTCCTCAATGTTGTCTACCGTAGGTTCTGGCTCAGGCTCTGGTATAGGGTCTGGGATAGGTTCAGGTAATGGTTCAGGCTCTGGCGCTGGTGGCGGTACCACTACTGGCTCTGGTTGTACTACTGGTACTGGGTCGGGGAGAGGAGTAACTACAGGTGTTGGAATTGATTCTGCTGTTTGGGTATCTACCGTTGATGTTTCTACTGGTAGCACAGGTGTTAGAGATTCGGTACTTGAAGTCGGAGTATCAACAGTCGCAGAAGGTGTCTCAAGTGTGGAAGTCTGAGTATCAGAAGTTGTTGTTTCGGTCTCAGAAACAGTTGAGGTCTCAGAAGTTGGAGCAGTTGTCGTCTCCGAAGGAGCAGTCACCGTCTCAGAAGCAGTCACAGTTTCGGACTGAACGGTCTGCGTCTCAGGATTGGGACTTGCAACAAGGGTAGGAACTACGCCATTGTAGTAACCAGTAGAACTATCAGGAAGATTATCACTAACGTAAACATTGAATCCTGGTGGTGCATATCCGCCCACGGAACCGCCCCCATTTGGTTTTAACTCTGATAGATAGTGCTTAACAAGCCACTTCACAAAGCCAGCAAACCCTACTGTTATTGTCATTATGGCAACGCCAAAGGCTGCCCATTCTGATGCAGCCATTACACAGTCCTAATCGTTATCTGAATAATTCCTCCGAAGCCAGAGAAGCCTTTATCTGGTGGAGTACCGCGAGTGAAAGATATTTGTTCGATAACAGCCTGGCGTGACTCGCCAGTGCTGAGGTCTTGCCAAGTTACTACGTCTCCAGATTCCTCAATGTCTTCAAGGAGTTGGATTCTATCCATTGCTCTACCTTCGTAGCCAGTGACAACGTTGTATCTATCTGTCTCTAAGTCAAAGCAATAGACTGGGAACTGAATGACACGCTGGCGTGGGGTAGCAATGGTTGCCTTAGCCTGATAGCCCTTGAATACTGGGCCACGACTATTGGTTGTACCATCTCTGTATAGAATAAACTTAAAGGCTACATACTCTTGAGCAGTAGCAGGGTTAGATGTACCAACTTCAATAGGGCTGATGCTTGCATCGTATGAGATGTGGTCATACTCAACGCCGTTCTTATCCACTGTCTCCAGTGTCATAGAACCGTAGGTAAAGTCACCACGTCCAAGAAGACGCTTGAAGTTCTTAGGCTCAAGTGTTCCGTAGCGGATGTTACCTGTAGTCAGGTATCCAGATGTGCGAAGAGTTGAGGCGTCTTCAATGTAGATTGTTCCATCTGTCGTGCCATTGTTTGCTGTGCAGAATACAAGCCTGTCAGTTACTGTTGGGTCATCGTTGCCGACGAATGCACAAGCGGTTGTCTTGTACCCAGTAACGCCATCCATATACAAGTCATTAGCATAGGCAAAGCGTAGAGTTTCTAGTTCATTGGATAGGTCAATACGGATAACACCTGGCTCACCAGCCACGCCTGTAGCGCACCACACATAGTGGTCGCGTGTTGCAAAGTCAAAGCAAGGCTGTGATGTTTCTACAATAAGTGGACCATAGTTGAGTGAACCATCTTGGTCAGATACTGCTGCCACTCGGATACCTCTGTTGGTACCAATCATCATATAGCCAAGGTAGTAATGAATCTTGTGGACAATCTCACCTGCTGGAAGTTCTGCTGCTACCACCGCTGAGGTGAGTGTAGGCATTACACCTGCTGTAGATAGTGTGAACTTCTGAATGGTTGATTGGATGCCGTTGTAGCCAGCAATGTAAATGGCTGGACCAGATGCTGCCACAGATGTGTAAACGTGTGTAGAGGTTGGGTGAGAATAGATTGTAGTAGGCATAGCAGTTGCAGATGTAGAAAACTCATACACCTTGTTGTCTGCACAGAGAACGATACGGTCTTTGACGTACTCCATTGTTGCATTTGTAATGGCGCCAATCTCGTCAAACATCTTGACAACATCTGATGTATCCGCTGAACTACCAGTAAGAGGTTTTTTGTAGACAGTCTTCTTGGTCGCTGTATTGGTAATCCAGTAGGCAAATGTTCCATCGTCACAGAGTGCGTAGACTGGGGAGTCTGTTCCTGAGGTATAATCTACAAAGTGAGTTACTGTTCCATTTGCTGCAATCTTATCAACATCATACTCATCTAGTAGAAGTACACCTTTATTTGTGCTCCACTTGATTGGACGTAGGTGTTGTTGTGTTACACCATTAGATGCAATAGCACCAGTAATTGTGTGAGTAGATGTGCAAGACTTTAGTAGTGTTGCCTGTCCCTTGGTCCAGACGTTGATGCCCTTGCTATCAGAGAAGCGATAGTGTCCATTCTCGTCTGTAGTAGCAGGGTCATAGAAGTTGATACCTGACCCAGAGTGGAATGACATCTGGCTACGAATCCACCAACCAGTAAGAGACTGCTCGCCTGGCTCAGTGCCATTGTCGAACTGGTCTTTACGAAATGGTGCAGTCTGACGCACATAAGGGCGTGAGTCATTGATTGCGTAGATGAATGGAAGTCCACCAAGTGCTACGTCATAAGACATATCGGTGTTCTGCCAGATAGCAGTAGATGAAACTACACCTACGTCAACTGCGATGGACCGTTCAGCACGGCCCTCGGTAATATCTCTGCCAGCCAAGGCATACCTCCACTACTAGAAAGAAATTGAATTAGAGAACGAGTGTTGCTGCTTCTTCTTCGGTAAGAGGTGTACCTGCTACCAGTTTTGCACGAGCAGATGTCTTGAGTGCAGCCAGTGCTTCTGCTGCTGCTTCTTCTGTTGCCTTCTGTGCTGCATATGCTGCTGCATCTGCCTCACGCTGGGCGATTTCTTCTGCTGTTAGTGGACGCTCTGTAACTTCGCCTGTAGCGCAGTTTACTTCGATTGCTGTTGGTGTTGTCATTGTATTTCCTTTTCTTTATAGTATGCCGTAAAGGGTTGCTGTTGAGCCTATTGCAAAATTATTTGAATTGTGGTCAACAAATGTAATAGTTGTAATTGCCGCAGTTCCAGACCATAATCCTGCAAGTATATGAGCGTAAGCAAGTGTTTGATTTGCTTCTTGCGTTATGTCTACTGAAAAAGATTTTTGATTTCCATTTGTGTAATTAGGAATATGAGCCTCTTGTGAGGTAAATGTGTTAGCAGTTGATGTGCCACCATTAAATTCACCCACATACCCACCAGCATATCCTACGCCATCGCCAGTTGTTACAGCCGAACCATTGCCACGCAACCATTTAATTGAATAATTGCCAGCAGTAGAATCTGAGTTAAATCTAATAAGCATTGCATCTGTGTCACGAGAGCCAGTTGCTCTTGAACTAATAACAACTTTCAAATCGGTGTAACCGCTAGGTATATTACTAAAGGTTACAGTAGAAGCAGAAGCGGTTAGTTCTGTGGAACTAATTTTATATAACTGTAATGGCATTAGGCGTTACCTGCTTCTATTCCATAGAGTTTGAAAGTTGAACCAATTGCAAAGTTAACTGAGCCGTTAATTGTAATAGAAGTAATTGCTTCTGGTGTTTTACGCCATAAACCAGCGCCAGCAAGTGCAACGCAAGTTGTTCCCATAGAAGAATTTCTTATTAAAACACTTTTATTTGTTGTTGTATTAGCGTAATCCATAATATCAAATATTGTTATTCCAAATAGTCCAGCAGTATCATTTGAACGTGGAAGTTGCTCACCAGATATGTTGCTTTGGTTTGATGCTCTATATGATATTGAAGAAGCAGTATCCCCAAATATCGCCGTCCAACTATAATTTGTAGTTGTATCTGAATTAAATTGCAGCGATGCTGCTTGATATGTTGTTGTCGCTCCTCTTGCATTAATAACTAAACGTAAATCAGTATATCTTCCAGGTATGCTTGTGAATGTTACGGTTCCTGTTGCAGAGGTAAGAGTTGTTCCATCAATCAAGGCATAGGTAGCAGTCTTAGACATTTATCATCATCCTTTTATGCCGTATAGTGAGAAGCGGGAATACTGAACAAAACCAGAACCGTTATGTATTAATTCTATTGAAGTTATATTACCCGTATTATACCAACAGGTAGAAGCCATTTCTATTAAACCACTACCGTTTAAGTCTTGACCTCCAAGACTGCGTAAGGTTTTATTTTTATAGGTTGATGAATAATCTAATATAGATATTACTCCAGCCGAAAATATATTAGCAGTAGTTGATATGCCGCCGTTGCGAATGATTAGAGGTGTTGATGTTGCAGATTGCGCTTGAGCGCCAGCCGTAGCACCATTTCCGTTAACATTGTGTGCTGAATAATTACTACCAGAATCTGATTGATACCTGATATAAATACCACCGCCACCAGCAGTTGGTGCTTTTGCTATAAATCTAATTTCAAGATGTTTATAGTTTTGCGGTATATTAGAAAAAGTAATTGTTCCAGTTGTACTAGAAAGTAGCGTAGTAGCAATAGGCTCCATATAGTAGTTGTCAGCAGATGCAATGTCATACTTTGTACCAGTAAGACCATTGGTAGTTAACCTAGTAACTGCCATTTTATACCTCTGCTTTCACGCCATAGAGTGTGGCTGTTGAATACTGGACAAAACTGTCACCGTTACCGCTAAAGATTGAAAGTGAACTGATTGTTGTAACTGATGACCATAGGTTAGCACTTAGATAAACATAGGCTGTAGTTGCATTGTTCTCTGCTACGGAATCAATTGATAGAGATTTATTTGTTGAGCCAGCATAGTTCGGAATGTAAATTTCTTGATTGCCAAAAGTGCTAGAAGTTGCAGTTGCAGCAGGTACATCTCCAATGTATAATACTGTTAAAGTTCCAGATGCAGCACTTGCTCCATTACCACTTATGTAACGATTGGTTATATTAGAGGTTGAACCATTTATCTTTAACTGTGAGTTATCCCAATTGGATGCACGATTAGAACGAACTGATATTTTAAGCATCAAGTCATTATAGTTCTGTGGGATATTATTGAAGTCAATAGATGCTACCGCAGTCGCACCAACAGTTACCTCGGCTAGTTTGCTATATGTAAATGCCATTATGAACCAGCCTTTATGCCGTATAAAGTGAAGGTAGAACCTGCTGCAATGTTGCCACCCGATATGGTAATTTTAATAGAGGTAATAGCATTTGTATTACGCCATAAATCTGCAAACATTTCAGTTGCAAAAGCAGCAGAGTTTGAACGCACAAGAGTTGTTTTGAAAACATTAGCATTTGCATAGTTAAGGAACTTTGCATTATACAATCCAAAACTACCGCTTGTTGGTGGTTCTGCGATATTAGATAAAAGAATGTTTGTATTGCTTGTTTGACGGAATGATACAGCAGTTGAGCCGTTTGCTCGAAGTCCCGTATTTGAATACAAAGAACCAGTGCCGTTGTCATTATTAAATTGCATAGTTAAACCTTGACCAGAGGCTGATGCTTGAACGCTAGCAACAAGTTCTAAATCAGTATAATCACCAGGTATAGTGCTAAAGGTTACTGTTGTTGATGCTGATGCAAGCACTTGTCTTGCTATAGGAGTATATGTCTGTGTTGGCATTCTTCCTCCTTATTTAATTCCGTATAGGGCAAATGATGAGTACTGAATAGCAGTGCCACCTGAAGGATTTATTGTTATTGTGCTAATTGCGGCAGTTGACATCCAAACTCCAGAGGTAATTCCAACCATTCCAGCACCGTTTGAATCTCCCCCTTGCAGCGCTCTGAGAGTTTTATATTTATTTGTATTTGCATAATCTAATACATCCACAATGGCAACGCCAAAGATTCCAGCAGTCAAACTGTTAGATGCTGCACGCATAAAGTCGTTGAATGAAGTTTGAGTTGTTGCTGCAGTTGCTGATGCTGCTGAGCCATCGCCTGATAAAGTGTGGAAAGCGTAATTGGAGCCAGTGTCAGAATTAAAACGTATTTGTTGATTATTCCAAGAACCAGTGTCATTTGTTCGAAGTATTCCTCGAATTTGTAAATGTTTATAGGTGCTAGGAATAGAACTAAAAGTAATAGAAGACACACCGCCTGCTCCTACATCCACCTTATCAATATAGTCATAACTTCCACCTAGGATGACATCATTGCCACCTAGTAACGTCTTCTTAGTAGAAGGCCCCTGTGCAACACTAGAGGTCTTTACTCTAGTGATTGCCATTAGGACTCGTCGCCGTAGGCGTGGAAAGAGATGTTTGCAGTTGAAGCATAGACAGTTACTACATCTGTTGTAGCAAGTGTGATGCCCAATGTAAGGCAGGTAGTATCAGCAGCACCGACTGCAACATCATAGGCTACATAATGAACAGCAGCCAAGGTAGCACCAGCAGGACGTACTGCCACACGGAAGGTAGCAGATGATGATGCTTGGTTGCATATTGTAAGAGATGAGATAACCGCACTCTTAGCAGATGGAACTGTATAGAGTGTTGTTGCTGTTGTTGCAGATGGGTTTACTTGCCCAAGTACTTTCTTTGCCATTTGTATTTCTCCTTAGTTTCTTAGGCGCCCATCATCATAAAGATGTCGGCTGTTGGGTCGGTTGTTACGGTTGCCCACGAAGCGGTTGTACCGTCTGTGGTTAAATACTTTCCTGAGTTGCTTGTCTGGCTTGGTAGTGCATCTACTGCTCCCCAAGAAGATACAGTTCCATTTGTAGTCAGATACTTACCTGAGTTGCCTGTCTGGCTAGGTACTACATAGGCTGTAGAGTCTGTAGCCACAAGAGTCTTGCTAGATGGAATAGTTGTACCGTTGATAGATGTAGCAGTTGCTACGCCAAGGTCAGGGGTGACAAGGGTAGGGCTGGTATTCATTACGAAGGTAGAGCCTGTACCAGTCTGTGCTGCAACGCTAGTGGCTGAGCCAACAGATGTAATAGGACCAGTCAAGTTGCTAGGTGCAACGGTTATTGTATCTACATAGCCCTTAGTTGCTGCATCAGTAGATGTGGTTGGTGTGCCTAGTCCAGTTACCTTGTTGGTTCCCATTGCTAGGTTGCCAGACATTGTGCTACCAGACTTGAGTACTACTGTGTCTGAGAAGTTTGCTGTATCAGCCAAGGCTGCTGCAATCTCATTAAGGGTATCAAGAGTAGATGGAGCACCATCAATAAGGTTGTTGATTGCTGTTCCAACATAGGCTGTAGTTGCTACCTGAGTAGTGTTAGTACCAGCAGTAGCAGTAGGGGCAGTAGGAACACCAGTAAGTGCTGGGCTAGCCAATGGAGCGTATGTGCTTGAGGCTGTTGCAGTTGCTAACTTAGAATCAATCTGAGTCTGGATAGCAGAAGTAACTCCGTCAAGGTATCCAAGTTCTGTAGTAGATACAGTAGATGAAGGAGCAATCTTGCTCCAGTCAATAGCAGCAGAAGCGTTGATATCTGCATTGACAATACCGTTGGTCAAAGCCAACTTGCCGTAGGCAATCTGAGCAGATGTATTAACGTCTGCGTTAACGATTGCTCCAGTGCCAATAACCGTGGTAAGGCTGACGTTGCCAGTTCCATCAAAGGTGACTCCGCTTGCTTCGACATCTCCAGTAAGTTGGAATGTACGAGCAGTAGCCAAGGCTGTAGCAGTAGCAGCATTACCTGTGGTTGAACCAGAGGTTCCTGATACGTTACCAGTAACGTTGCCCGTGAGGTTGCCTGTGAAAGTTCCAGCGATAGCACCAGTACCAGTAATGGTTGGGCTAGTCAGTGTCTTATTGGTAAGAGTCTGGGTTGTATCAGTTCCTACAAGAGTTGTTGTAGCGTCTGGAATTGTGACTGTACGGTCTGCAGTAGGGTCTGTGACTGTAAGAGTTGTTTCAAACGCGTTAGCAGTAGCACCTTCAAATACAATGCTTGCATCTGTAAGGGTTAGCCCTGATACCTCAGGTGAGGTAAGAGTCTTGTTGGTAAGTGTCTGGGTGTTGGTTGTACCAACTACAGCACCAGTTGCACCGTGTCCCGTGGTTGCTTCGATGTGAGTGTTGGCTTCACGATAGTCACGACCAATTGCCATATGGCGAACAACAGCACCTGCTGAGTGAGCCTGGCCTGTTGAGCCATCAACACCACGAGTGATGGTAAGAGTGTTAGTACTTACCGCCGTGACATCTACAATTTCTTCAAGGGCTGTATCTGGGTCAATGACTGCGGTGAATGTTTCACCAGCAGAGATTGTTGTTCCACCCAAGATGGCTGAACCTGATACTACCGTTGCCGATGTACCAGATGAGGTAAGTGCCCCAGTCAGAGTTGTCTGCTGTGAGCGAGATGAGTATTTTCTAGTTGTCATTGACGGTCCTTATCGGCGGGAGAAGTGAACTCGTGGTGGATAATTCTGCTGTTGCGATTGTGTTTCTTCATTAAGACGCTGTGTGTAAAGTGCGTAGAGTTGCTTAGTTGCACTCTGTGATGCACCGTATGGGCGCTTAGAGTCTGTCTCATCAGCCTGTGGGCTAACCTGTGAGGCACGTGCTGGGTCAAGGAATGTGAGCAAGCGATAGGCTGCACCTAGGATTACTACATCTCTTGTTGACTCAGGAAGTCCTGTCTGTGTTGTATAGACCTGAGCATTAGTTGTGAATGCAGTTGGGTCTGCAGCGTAGACCACACGAACTGTGCGTCCTGAGATAGGAGCCTCACCTAGTGTGATTGTCTGGGCACCTGCACCCCAAGCGGTTGCATCTGCTGTTGAGTCAAAGTCCCAGCGACGTAATGGTCGCCATTCCTTTGATGGTCCGATGTCTTCCCAAGATACTGTCAAGATATTCTTGATGTCAAGGTTGTTGAAAGCATAGGTTGACTGTGCTGCATTGAATGTAAATGATGTGCTCTTGACTGCAAAGATGCTTGCTCCAAGAGAACGAATAGTGTCGTTGATTGCTCGCTTAACGCTAAAGCGTGGGAAGGTAGGAGAGATAGTAACCTTCGCATCTGCAGTGTGTGTAGCAGCAGTTGTACCTAGGTAGCCACGACCATAAGGAGATACGGTTGCTGTGTTAGCAACACGGTCAAATGAATCTACCCAGAGTAGTTCTTCGTCAATCTCAAGAATACCCTTACCTACAGAGTCGGTAGACCCAAGGCTAAGGATAAGTGGCGAAGCACTTGTTGATGTCAAAGTAGTGACAGCAGTAGTTAAGTGTGTAGCCCTATCCTGTTGGAAGGTATAGCCAGAGAGGTTGATAAGAACCTCGTCAATCATATTGGCAAGAGTAGTTGTCATACGCTGATGCTCCTTAGGGCTGTAACTGCTTCTAATCCTGTGGTTCCAGCAATCTCATTGCAGACAGCGTTAAGGCCCTTGTAGGCGTTAGGCTGGCGTGATGAACTCGCCTTGTAATTAAGTGCACCAATGAGTGCTTTGCCAGATGTACCAGCCCAGACGTTTGCAGCACCTTGAGCATCTTGATACCTTGTAATATCTGTAATGCCAGCGAGTCTGTTCAACTCAGCAGTCAGTGTGCTACCTTCTTTGCCAGTTGGCATAGTTATCTCCTTTTGGTCATTGCGTTGTAATAGTGTTCATCAAAAGAGAACCGCTTCATATGTGGAGCAGTTGCACTTGTGTCACACCAGAGTGGGATTCCTACCTTGTCGCATAATGCGAAGAAGTAGATGTCCTCACCAATAAACTTTGTTCCTCGTCCCATCTCCATAAACAACTGCGCTTCTGGCAGTTCCTTTAGGATTCTTTCAACTACGCTGCGGTGCATAAGGATGAACCCCATACCTGCAGCCCCTACCTGAATCAACTTGTCCTTAGGTAGTGGGTGCACTCTGGTCAAACCAAAGCCACCGTCTTTATTATCTGCAAAGTTAAAGAGTGTAGGCATTGGAACCATCAAGGGTTCTTCTGGATTGTCTGTAGTAAAGTAGACTCCAGTAACCATTGGCTTCTCGTCTTTATCCTTGGCATTCCATAACTTGAGGAATGTCTCTGGACTGATGACTACATCTGAGTCAACCCAAAGTAGCCAATCAGATTTGTTCTGCTCATACCAATATCTAATTACAGTCTCACGTTGTCTAGCAATCTGGTTGCCTTGGCTGCGGAGTGTGGAGTGGAAGTTTATGCCTGACTTGAGCATTGTTAGGGTATCTACGCCCTGCTGCTTTGGCTCGCGCCTTGGCTGCAGCCTTCTGTGCTGGAGTCAATGGAGTTGACTTCTTCTTAGGATTCTTTTTATCCCAGAATGCTACTTTTTTTGCCATTACCATTTCACCTTATCTGCCCAATATGCTGCACTCATTTTACCTTTAGCAATGTTCTTCGCGTGTCTGGCTTTGAAAGATGCTTGGCGTGCCGTAGGTTTCCTGTCGCCAGTAACACCCTGTTGACCAAAGCGAATAGTTTTAACCTTATCGCCCTCCTTAGCCACAACAACGTGTGACTTCTTAGGATGATTAGGCGTACGCTTTGGTTTATTAAACCCAGATACTCCTGCTCGCTTTAGCCGTGGGTCCACCATTTATCCTTTATACTTACCTTCAAGAACAGATTTCATTATTCTTGCTTTTTTAGCCTGCTTAGACACAATGTTCTTAGCACGACCTAAAGTTTTGCTTGTACTGTTCATTCTATTAAGGTCTGCAGTTCTTTGTGTCGCAGTTTTTGATGCCCGATAATCTAAGTTATCTTTCTTACCTTTAGCCTTATTAATGTCAACTTGATGTGCAGCACCTCTGGCTTGACGCCCTGCATCTGCTAATCTGTCATTTACACTTCGCCAAGGTGTCATATTGCTTGACTTTTTTGGTGCTGCTTTCTTTACTATTGACTTCTTCATTGCCATTTTACTTGCCTCTCTTTAGTTTATATTTGTAAACATCGTATATTGCATCTACGTATTCTTTGTAAGTCATTGAGTCTGTTTTGTATGCAGCAGATTGTTTATACTGTGCAAGTGTTGGTGGTGTAAACTTTGGCATTGGTGTAATCTTAGCCGTTACTTTACGTGGAGGTTTAGCCAACCCAGCCTTAGGTCTAGGCGTTGGCTTTGGTTTTGGTGTAGCCATTACTTCTTCTTCGTCTTCTTCTTAGCAACCTTCTTGGCAACCTTCTTCTTGGCTGACTTCATCATCATTGCCTTCTCTTCCATACCCTCGGCCTTGGCATACATTGCTGCTGCCTTCTTGCCTTTTGGTGTGTATGGGAACTTCTTCATTCCTACTTGTGGCATTAGATTGCTCCTATTTCTTTCATTACTGCTGCTGTGTTTTTGTTTATGTCTTTAGCCTTAGGCATTGTGTCTGCGTCATACGCTTTACCCAATGTCTCAGATGCTTGATAAGCCTGCTCTACGTGAGCGTGAGTGGTTCCTGCTGGCTGTATGCCAGACTCCCTAGCCTTGCGGTAGGAAGCCAGTTCAGAGTTCCACTTCTTATCAGGTACATCTCTTGTTGCATCACCTGCATTTAACTGCAAGCCTTTGGCCTTACACCCGAAGCAATCTTCGTCACATTGTGTATGGTCAATATCTATATCTTCTTCTGCCAGAAACGGTTTATCCGATGTCTCGTCGCAGAGCACACAGCCCCACAGTGTCGCCACAAAATCGTGAGATTCACTAAAACCCCACTCTAAAACTTTACTAATATGACTGTGCATTTTGTCCCCTACTGTACTGTGAAGTTATCCTCTGTTACACCTATGCTTGCAGCAATTAACTCTGCCTTTGTTGCTTCATCTACCGTATGATTGTAGCCACCACGATAGACAACATCATAGTCATTGAGGTCTTCATCTACTGAGTAACGCAAAGTTGACCAAGTACCACCGTCTTTGACAACTGTGATACCACGCTTTAACTTGTAGAAGTAGAACAGGCGATGTCCTCCACCGTTGGTGGTCTAAATGTGTACGTTGCCATAGTTCTCCTTAATGAACTTACTGATGAGGCTAGGTTTCCCTAGCCCCACCCGTCAATCAACTAAGCGATTGATGAACCTGATTCGATTCGGTATAGTGCTTCTTCACGGTAGCGTGCAAAGCCAAGTACGCCGTACCAACCCATTGGGCGGTGACGCATCAACTTGTCAACTACTGGTCCGATGACTACGTGTGGCTCTTCGGCAACTGCCTCGGCCATTGCTTGCTGTCCAGCGATGATTGTGCGGTACACCTTTGCAGATGAAGCACCGTCTGTTGCTGAGTAAAGACGTGGAGACTCTACGTAGTATGCACCTTCGTATGTTCCAATCTCTCCAGCCCAGATGCGGTCCTGTGCAGAACCGTACTGGTTAGGGAGAAGCCATCCTGCTGAACCTGTCTCTGCACGGAGGTCGTGTGAAACTTCTGGGTGGATACCAGCCCAGTAGAGTGAACCCTTGCGTGCTGTAGCCTTGTTTGCACGGAGTTTTGCAACTGCCTTGCGAAGGTTTGCAGATGAGATTGTTGCAGCAGCAGTAACTGTTGCTGTTGATGTTGCTGTTGAACCTGAGTAGATGACGTTTGAGCCACCACGTAGGGTTGTCATAGCAACTTCGTCAATTGAATCTGCGAGGTTGAATGCAATGATGTTAGCAATTGCTGGGTCAACATCTGCAAGTGAGAACAACTCAAGTGCACGAGTTACGAGAACTGAGTTACCGTACTCATTGAGAGTGATGGTAACTGATGTTGGTGTTGACATTGCTACTGCATCTGGGTCAGTATCTTCTGTGAGGGCTGTTGTAGCCTTTGAAAGGTCAACGTACTTCTGTAGTACAACTGTTGAGCCTGGGATTGATTGACGTGCTGGGCGCTTGTCGGCTACTGAACGAATAAGTGGTTCGCTACGAAGTGCGAACTCAAGAAGTCGGTCATAAGCCTTCTGAACTAAACCAGCACCGCCGACGGTACCTCCGAGTGTAGCGGAGCCCGTTCCTGTGAATGCGTTTGCCATTGGGTATATTTCCTTTTGTAGTTAGAAACTATGATTGATTATTCTTGTGAGCGAAGTAAACTTAAAATCTCTTCTGCTGATTCAGCATTGTCGAGGCGGTAGTTTAGGTCTTCTGCTCGGTCAGGTGTGTATGCACCCTGTGTAACGACGTCCTGCTGACGTAATGCAGCGCGGTCCATCTCGTCTACTCTAGGGGCTTCCTCTGACTTAGTTAATCCGAACAAGTCTCCGTTTTCGTCGAGCCAGTTATTCACTGATTCTTCGTTAACATCATCTATGTCCTTAAGGATTAAACGTACAGCCTTAGGATTGACACCCTT